ACTAGTTCAGGCATAATATATACTCCTTCTGGGGCCACCGTAGCCGTGCGATACACGGGGGATGAGTAGCCAGTACTGAGGTTATTAGTATTTCTTCTTACTCGCTAACCCCTTGCGATTGTTTTTTGCCTTTTTCTTTGGTTTAAGTTCTGATACTAAGCCGCCTTTTTTCATATAAGAACCCACATCGCCAGCACTCATACTTCCAAGACCACCTCCTGCTGGACTTTCTGTACCAGTATCAGCAGAAGTACCTCCACCAGTGGAAGTGCCACCACCTTCTTGTGTGCCTCCTCCTGCATCTGTTGGCTGTCCACCTGTTGATGGATCAGGAGCAGCAGGTGTATCCTCTGAGCCAGTTGTACCTCCCTTTACAGAACTTGGTGATCGAGTTGGTGCTGCTTTGCTAGGACGACCTCCAGTTTTCCTACCCCCTAACTCAGCTTCTCCCGGTACTGATTTGCTAGTGTCTTTATCACCTCCAAGTAAACCTTGAGCAAGCGTTACAACAAGTGGCTGTAGAAGCTGTGCAATCTTCTGTCCGGCTCTATTTTGAGTGTGTAAACCTAGTGCTACGTCTACAGATTTTACGTCAAGAGCATCCCTTAATCCTTCAGCACTAATTAAACCAGCAGCAAAATTTTCATGTGCTACACTAGATGCTTCTAAACTGCCTAAACCTAAACCTTCTGCTGAAGGGCCAACGTCTACTCCCGGCACTCCAGCACCTGTCGGTGTATCAGCGCCGCCCGGACCAGCATCCGGCTGACCACCTTCCTCACGCTCCGTAATTGTACGTCTACGTTGCTGTGGTTGTTCTGTATCAGTACCTGTATCTTCTTCTAAATCTGGATCAAATGGTTGTGGATTTGTTGGATCGTGTGGCTGAAAACCTTCTGGCTCCTCAAAAAGTTGTTTACCATTAATTACAGGAATTTGTATAACCTGCCCTATTTCATTAATAAAAAAGTTAGTGCTTGATACACCACCTAAAAATTGTGTTGCTTTAGGTAACTGTGCAAGTGGAACAGGTTGTTGTGTTACAGGTCTATCGGGTGCACTAATAGATGTGCTTGTAGGTGTAAGTGTTGACAATGTAGTTGGTGTTAATGCTGAACCCGTTGTAATAGGTGCAGGTGTTCCCGGCTGTAACACTTGTGGTACAGAAGCTGCAGGAGCAGTAGTAATTTCTGGCAAACCTGTTGTTGGATTAATACGACTAAATGAAGCAGCAGGTTGTTGCACAGGCACAAGTGTACCCGTTTGCGCTTCAATTGGCTCGTCTTCTTTATCTGCCATAGCCATAACTTCAGCTTCATCGTCATTCTCATCCATTTCAATATATTCAAGATCAACCACAGAAAATGGCATACCGCCCGGATTAAATATAGCTTCAGTTGGAATAGTAGCCTCATCTGAGTTACCTAACTGTCCCATTGCTTCCATCTTGTGATAGCCTATTTTAGCTTCATCTCGTAGTGCCATAATTTTTTCAACACCATGATAACGAACAACATCCTCTGAAAGAACCATTTCTCCCGAACTTAACTGAGCAGGTTGATCATCTGCCACTCCTTCTTTTACACCACCTAAAGGAACTTCGTTGCCAGATACTTCTTCAATCTCGCCGCCTTCGTCCTTGAGAGTAACACCACCCTCTTGAAACATATCCATCTGTTGTTCGTACATTACTTATCCCCTTGAATAAAATTATCTAATGTTTTTATTTTTCTTAGAATTTCAATAGCTCCTTGAGCTTTATGAAGTAAAACTACATCATCGGATTGTTCTAGTATTCGATGATGCTGTTCAATTGTAAAATCTATATAATTATTGAAGTGTTGCCATTGACGGTGGTTGTTGAGCAGAGGCTTGAGCTTCGTTAGGAGTTCCTTGTGGTCCTTGTGGTTGTTCATTTCCAGTAAATCCTTGTTCTTGTGGAGCAGGTGCTTGTCCTGTTCCTATCGTACCGCCACCTGTTCCTGCTGTATCTTGTGGATTCATACCTGCTGGTACTTGTTGTGGCTGTTGAGGTTGCGGCTGTGTAGCCTGAAACTGCTTCAGAAGCTCTGCCTGTATTGCTGCCTCTTCCATACTGTTTGTAACTTTTTCTGGATCAAGACCTAATGACTTAGCAATCTCCGCAATCACGTAATGAAACTTAGCAAATGGCGCAAGAGCAGGATTGCTTGCAATACCCAAAAATTGCATTAGCCGTTGACTACGAACTTCGTTAGCCATGAGACTTTCAACGCCACGAGCTTTTACCTCAAGATCACCCTTAATGTCTGAATCAAAATCAAACTGCATGTTAAACTGAAAGAAACCCTGTCCTAATGGACGTAACAAATAATCATCTACATTTTTAATAACACCTTTAACTGCTCCTGCTGCTGCATTCATCAACATACTAATACCACTTGCAGTACGTCCCGTACCGCTTACACCAGTTTGTCCATGTGCAAACGAAGGAAAGCCCGTGCTTTCGTCGGAAAGCTGACGGGCCTTATCAAACAACTGCATATTTTCATTACTTACATTTGGAAACTTTGTTCCAAATATAGCTTGTCCGGGTGCTCCACCCTGTCGCCTAAACACTTTGCCGGGATATAATGCTAAGTCCTGTCCCGGCACCAGATTTGTTTCATCTACTTCAACAATTAAATTACCCGATAGTACGGCATTATCTACAGCCATCCGCATAAAACCATTCATCAGTGTTTGTGTATCGTCCATATTTTCCGCAATACCCACACCAAAAAAACTATAAGGATTAAGCTCATAAGGCACCGCCATGTAAGGAATACGTACAGGCTTAAACGGATTTAAAACAAGTCGTATTACTTTATTATTACATAACCATATGTTTGCCTGTAGTTGATCAACGTCTTCAAGTTCTTTAGGTATATCCAACTCTTCTAAATTAATAAGGTCGTTATCAATAATACCCCAATACTCTAGTACTTCAAACCTTTCAATACTGTGTTGAATTTCATAATCTGCAAGATCATCTTCCCACGATTCTTTTGTGTAAGATTCTCCCATAGTAATACATTCATCAATTACCTTATTGCGAAAGAAAGGACGTTTCTTTAAAGCACGAAGTTGTGTGCGACTTAGTTTATGTCTTTCAACAATGTATTGTGCTTCGTCCATATTATTTGCATCTGGATCAGGATACATATTCCAGATACTGACATGATTAATTTGTGGCATAACTTTGTATGTAGGATTGTATGAACCATCTTCTTCCCAGTTAGGGTATTCTTTATTTGTAGCAAATGGCCCCTTAAGAACACCTGTTCCAAAAAGTGCCATTTCAAATGCTGTACTACGAAGATGCTTAGAGGCATTACTTTCCTCTAGCTGATCCATAATTTTCTTTTCCATTTTCTTTGCAGCAACCATAGCGGGACTAAATGTTGCAGCAGTTGGAGTTTTTCCAATACCTTCTTCAATAGGTAATCCTTCCAACTTTTCTTCAAGCGGTCCTAATTCTAAACTAGTAAGTGTAGCACCTGCTGGTAAACCGTCATCGTCTCTATTACCATATGGATTTTCTGTTTCTTTTAGTTGCTCTGGTTTATTTGGATCAAAAGATACATTTTCCGTTACACCTTCTGGCATTCTTGTGGGTTCAATACTTAATGGAAACTTTTGTCCTGCAAACAAAACATCTACAACCTGCCCATACGCAGCCAATGTTTTTGTTTTTGTTACCTTAATAAATACACGAGACTTTTCTGCTTCTGTAAATTGTACTTCTTGTCCGTACAATCCTCTGTAATTTGTATAAGCTTTTAACCATCTTTGCTCATCTGTTTTTCGATAATCTTTTGCAAGCTGATACTTGTGATAAATATAGTTCACAACAGGCGATATACCAGCATCTTCTACAACACTATCATCCTCAATATCCTCTAACGCAGTAGAGGTTGCTTCAATCAATGAGGTATCTTCATCAGCCATTTATTTATCCTTACAAGTTTGTTTTTTATCCTAATAAAATATTTTTGAAAGTGGTTATAATACAAATACAAAAACATTTTAATATCCAAATGTTGCATCTGCAGGTTCATATCGACGTTGTGAAAGAGGTACATCAAAGTCAAAAATATTAAATCTTGGTCTAGACATTATACCATACCTAAGTGCATCATACAAGTGATCTTCTGCTTTTGTATCTACATCTTCAGGATTATTTTTATCAAGTGGTATAGCAGGTATTTGAGCTATTGTATTTACGCAGCTATCAAAGAATACTAATCTTGCTTCTTGTGTATGCTCGTCTATTTGTAAACGTCTGTGCAATTCATTTTTACCCGAAACTCTACTTCCTTTACTTCTATCAGAAGGTCGCCATCTACAACCTTTTAATATCATTTGTTCTGCCAATGATGGGCCTGTATCACCACGCTTGTGCCAAAGACTACTATCTAGCACACCGTATTTTATATTGCCATCATCCTGTTCTAAATCTAGAACCATGTCAGCTAAGTCTGTCGCAAGAACTTTGGAAACATATAGTTCTCTATAAACTATTAATTGCTCATCTGGAGCAATCGTAAACCAAAGCACACCAGTATGGGAACCATAGCCATAATCACAAGCCCTAAACTTTCTCCAATTGTGAGGGACTTCAAAAGGAGCAACGACATGGTGTTCTCTATTGAACTCCGTAAACGCCGCACCTTCTTTAATATCCCAATCACCGTGTAGTAGTTGCCTTCTTTGTTGTTCAGGCAAAGACAAAAGCATTGCTTCGTAATCACCTGCTGCCGCAAGATAAGGATTGTCTACTAAGGATGCAGGAATAAATCTTCGTTTAAATAAGGGCTGTCCTGCTTTATCATGCCCTTCTGGAAAAACTAAATCGGCTCCTGTTTCTATATCAACAGCGTTAAACGTGTTATTCGCGGGTGAAGGATCAATAAACATTTTCTTGACCCAACCATGCCCCCTACCACCCGGATTGGTAGTAGCCCTCATAAAGATGGGCAAATCAGGGGCAGTGGACCGTAGACGAGAGCGCATATAATTCCATGCATAAGGCGTAGGCCATTGTGTTAACTCGTCAAAGCCTATCCAGCTAAAAGCTAGACCCTGATAACGCAACACGTCCTCGTCTCTGTCAAGGTACGACATCCATAGTCGCGCACCAGAAGGCGCAGTCCACTGCATCTTTCTTTCTGACCACTTAATTCCCGGCCAGATTTTCGGATACAGTTCCTGTGACTTGTATATTAACTCACGCAACTCTTCTGTTGTATGCCTAAGTAACAAGCCACTAAAGTCGGGGTGTCCAAAGTAACGTAATGGATCAGCTAACATGGCATAGGATTTGCCACCTCCTGCTGCACCCCCATATAAAACCTCACGTTCACTTGCCGCTAAAAATTCTGTTTGCGGCCCTTCGTTTGGTTTAAATATTACTACATGTGTATCTTCTACAGCATCAACTGTTTCTTCTTCTACTTCATTCTGCTGTAGCGGCTTTTGCTCCAAGTCTTTCGGTTTCGAGTTCTTTTGCCTTTTTGATTGCCGTTTCCGCATATTCTGCCCACTTGCGGAGGCTTGTAATTTGTCTCTTACGCTGCTGCTCATGGGCAAGTCTTTTCCTTAATCCTACATGCGAGATGTATCTTTCGGTACGAGTAGATAACCAATTAGCTACCTCTCTATAAGAATATTGTTTAATATGTTGTCTAGCTTGCTCCAAAAAATCAAGCTGTTGTGGTATTGGTCGAAGAATACCAGAATCATTCTCATCCAACTTATAACCAAATGGAACAGTACGTGCTATACGAGGTATAGATACCCACTCATCTTCTTCCTTAATATCTGTAGGCTGTGGTAATTTCCACTCGCCAACAGTTCTACTCATTAGTATCTTTTGCAGGTAGCAACATAATACCACCAGAACTTTCTACCTGCATCTTTTCGGTTTTAACAATACCGCTACGATCTAGTAATTCTTTTGCAGCATTTAGTTTATCACGTATGCCTAACTCTGTTGGATCAGTTACACCACTTACCATAGCCATAGCTGCACGTGGAGCATTACGCGCCATATACAACTGTGTGGCTTCAATCACTTCTTCTTTCATACCACGAATAATTTCAGTAGTACTGGTATTTTCAGAATATCCAGCAAGCAGTTTTGCTTTTACTACATCTCCTTCTGCTTCATCAAATAAAGCAGATAAGAATTTATTTTGCTTTGCTGTAAGGTTTCTAGACATTCACATTTCTTTCTATGATAATTTATCTTTTATCCACTTTGATAATTTTGTTAGCTGTATATGCGCCTGTGCTACAGGCCACATAATCCACTCTACAACTTTAATAGGAATAAGCATAACCCACTTTGAAATAGTTTTAATCATAATTTCTCCTTTGCTATACACCCTTTTTGTGTTTCTGAGATTTGGGAGGAGATTTTTTAGAACCTCCCGGCCCCGACCAAAACATCTTGTTAGCCCAGTAAGCAGCAGATGTTTTACCTTTTGCAATATTTTTTCCGTGCCTAGCTTTAAAAGATTTACGCGCTTCAGGCGAATAGTTATGTCCCATCTTTTGATCACCAAAACGAATAATCCTTACTTTATCACCATCACGTATAGCTACCACAGCCTTCTTTGTTGGATGCTTCGGTGTGCGCTTTGGTTTGTTTAAACCACTAAGCCCTGCTCGTTTTAGTCTACCTTTTTCTGCATCTGTTAAGGACATTATGCAAACTTTCCATGTTCCATAGCATAAGCTAAAGTATCAGAGCGAGATTTTACTTGACGCGCCCATAATGAATCTAACATTTCTACTGCTGCACCTTTAAAGTCATGCTCGTTAACAGCACTCCACATGCGATAAAACTTAGTTAGTCTAGGTATACCCATATTAAAAGCCATGTCAACTAATACTCTTTGTCTAATATTGTCTAATTCTTTTACAATTGGGCGCGAAGCCAGTAGTTCTCTCTCAACAATCTCAACATCTCTATGTGCTAAAAAATATGCATCCTGTTCTGTTATACCATTTTCATAAATTTCACCCATAGTTTTTTCCATATGGGATAACTCTAAATCTGCAATACCTCTGTGTTCTAAGTTTCTTCCTATGCCTATCGTATCTATTCCTAAACTATCTTTATAAACTTTTAATACTACGCCTTCGTGATGTGCAATTTGCTTAATCAACTCGTTTTTATCGTACTTAAACATTACTTTCCCATAATTTTCATAGCAGCATCATGGGAATTATCAAAGGACATACCATGTTCCATCATTACTTTCATAGCCTTAAGATGTTTTGGTGAATGCCCATCTACTGTTTGACCCTTTTTATTTTTATGTGGCTTTGAATGAGATTTAAGTTTTGTTTTTTGTGCATCTGTAAGTTTTTTCATAGTGCATAACTCCTTAAGCTTTTTTCTTTTTTGCTGTTTTTCTTTTTACAAATGTGGCTACGTTTTTAGGTTTGCCACCTACATTACTTGCTGCTCTTTTTCTTGTTACGGCACTTGTTATTTGTGCCTTTGTCATTCTATTTGCTGTAGCTCTAGGCACACATTTAGGATATTTTCGTTTACTTGTCTTCGTAGATTTTCTACCACAAGCTTGAAACTTTCCCTTTTTCTTTTTAGCACCTATGTCTACCCAATCACCTTTTGGGCCTTTACCAAACCACGCAGTAAGGCCACCTGTAGGTTTAGGCATAACCACCTCCACGTTTCTTGTAGGTACGCACTAGCCAAGCATTTGCATAGGCACTTGGATATACATCAAACTTACGTTTAGCTTCTGATTTAACTCTTGCATAGAGTTTAGGATTAGTTGGTTTTGCACCGCTTTTTTTCTTTGCAGGTTTCTTTTTCTTTGCAGCCATTAACTTGATCTTTCATTATTTGTAGGAACTGGAGGATCAAAACCTTTATCTTGTTTGTTTAACATTTCAGTTAAAGCCTTTATGTCAGGAACAACAAGGGATTTTTCTCCACCACCCATTAAACAAGCAATATCTTTTGGAGCATTTCGCACATTGTAAACTATTAGGCTCCATGAACCCGTATTAAAATTTCTATATAAGATATAGTATGGCTCATCATTAGATACTACATGTCCTGTTAAAGCTATAAATTCTTGCTCTTTATATTTGTCTAATGTGTTTTTTAAACTAATTTTATCTCCACAATACATTGCTGGTCCCGGCATAGGTACAACAGTATTCTTTGAAATTTCTTGTGAATACGCAACAGTTGAATAAATAATAGCAAATAGAAGTAGTAAAATAAAAACTATTTCTCCTACTAAGTTGCGATAGTTCATCAGAATTTCTTTCATGGTTATTTTTTTCCAAAGAATTTAGAGGCACTCCTAACGCCAAAACTAGCTGCTACAATTACTCCTAAACTATATTGATACCAATCTGGCATCTTGTGAAGTTGCTCAAATCCATTCATAACAATATGATCAGCACCGGGAATAAAAGCAAGTATCAAAGGAATGGAAAATAGTACAGTAAGCCACTCATCTTTCCACGAGCTTGTAGAACCTTTT